GCTAACCAGGCCGCCGAACGTCTGTACTATGGAACGCCTATGGAGGTTATTGGACAAACTTCGTTCAAGTTGGAGCATTCATTAGTTGTCGCATTAAATATCGGTACTGGTGATCGCTTTTTAGTACTGACTAATAGCACGGATGACGTAGGAACGCTCCGTACAGTAGAGTATATCGGTGGAAACGTTGGCAATAGTCGCTTTGAACTCGTTGCCGGACAGTCAGAGTTCACCGATCTTAGCTTAACTACACGCCTGAGTTTACTTTCAGAAGTTGCTAGACTTTACGAAGGTACCGTTCTCGAAGAGACCTTTACGTCTAACGGCACGGCATTTCAACAATACTACTTGAGCACTAGATTTTTTAAAGTGTCGGATATTGATGTTGAGGTTCGTGTCTATGATGAACAATCTAAGGGTTTCCAAAAATGGGAGCGCACCGACGATGGACTTTGGGTATCCGGCGCCTACGATAACGTTTATTTTGACAATACATCCGGCATGGGCGAGGCTATTATTGCCTTCGGTGACGGTGCCAACGGTGTAAGCCCGAGTCTCGGCAGTCAAATAAAAATCAAGTATGTAACAACCGCAGGTGCTACGGCCAATAACGGTCTAACGAATCTAGCTGTTGCACTGCCATCATTTAACAACGTACAAGGATCTACAGTTTCAGTTGTTGCTGGAGGTGCTGATGAGAAGCCAGCCAGTTATTATCGCACAATGGCCCCGCTTATTTTTAAGGCGCGTAATCGCGGTGTTACGATAACCGATTATAAGGCGGTTGCTTTGGACTATCCCGGCATTGTTAGCGTCAGCTTGCAATGTCAACGCGACATCGCACCGAATGATTTACGCTGGATGAATCAAGTACAGATGTGCTTATTACCGGCAGCTACAAATAGTACAATGCTAACACAACCGGAATGGGATGATTTTCTCGTTTACATGGATAAGAAAAAACATGCCGCTGTAAATATCGTGCCGAAAAATCCTACTCGCGCACCGGCTCACATTGATCTAACTTTAGCCTTGCGCACGCAATATGTTGCGACAAGTGTTGTACCAAAAGCAGAAGCCGCGGTCCGCGCATTATTTATTAGACAGTCGGATACATTGGGACGTCGTATCCCAGTATCAGATATTACACGTGCGGCTCTAGTTGAAGGTGTTGACTATGTAGTGGTCAACAACTGTAAGCTACTGGGTTTCATAGATCACGTGGGTGATCTTGTCCCAGAAGACAATACCAATTTTTTAGAGTTAGACATTCTAATTTTAAATACCAAGTATAGCGAACGTGAAGTCTACGCTTAATAGGTGATATATGGCCGACGAAATAGCACCAGCAACGATTCACGATTACACCACCTCTCGAATAACGGATCGGCAAGTTTGGAGTGATCTAGTTGATGCCTTCCAGATTGTAATTAAAGATAATATTGAAGACCCAATCGGACAGATCGAGTTTTTACGTTTTCTGCCACCGGATGCCGATCCCGATACGTTGATTAATACCTGCCGAATGTTGGGATTCGATTTGTCACAAGATATTCTCAACATGAGTGTCGGCAAGTTTATGCAGCTTGCTACGCAGTTGGGGATGTATCCGGACACCAACGGAACTGAAGATTTTACAAAGTTTGTTAGTATGATGACCAACGGTACCTGTACAGTTGATTATCTTTGGACTAACGACTATGTGAATTTTTATCTTACACCCCAAGGCGTAACAATCGATAGCGGTGGCAATTGGTTTAAAACAACCCATGTAAATTTGAATATGGGTTTTACAACTTTAGCTGGATTGCAGTTAAAGCTCGGGCAAACCCTCGGTCAGAAAGTTGTTGATATTTTTTACCAACAAGCGCCGGCACCCTTGGTAATTAAAACTCAAACGTTTACCATCACGATACCGACAGATGAGATTGGTTTTGCGGCTCAAGTAATTGATGCCGAACGTATTTTTACTATAGATGTTGCTGCTTAAAACTAAGGAATTTTCATGCTCACAATTACAAATGCTGGTTTGGCAGCTTCTGCAAATGCTGCCTTGAATGGCTTTAAGATAAGCATTACCCGGTTCAGTGTCACTGAGCACGACCTGTCCAGTTCAAACAATTCTGATTTATTAGGTGCTACTGAATTGTTTGGCACTGCCGTCTATACGAGTGAAATCAAAGTGGTTGAGGTGGTCGGTACCTCAACCGTCAAACTGACTTTGGAAATTCCAAAAGAAATACCACGCAGTGGCAGTTGGATGTTGCGAGAGTTGGGTATCTACTTAGATACTGGTGAATTGTTTGCGGTCGGACCCTTAGAACCAGCCTACGAAAAGAATAACGAATACGGCATTAAAGTATATGCGATTTGTCAGGCGCAACGTCTGGGTGAAGTAGTCAGCGTCAATTTAAGTCAAAATCATGCCCTACCGGTTATTGCCAAATTAAGTTCACTGCCGCCACCAATCGAGTCTGAAAATAGCGTAGTAGCAGTTCTCGACGAGAGCTTGTGTGAATACTCGGGCGACTTCACTTCGGGTCTTGCCGTTAAATCAGGTCCTGGTCTCCTGCATTGGGCTTTTCCTGGATACCACCGCATTTACGTAGGTACCATTGATACAATTGTTGACCAGTCTACTTTCAAACTTCCCATGGTCGCGGGTGGTTTCTGGCTGATGGACGATGAAATAATCATAAGTCAGATTATTGCAGGAGCTGGCTATGGACAGGTTCGCAAGTTAAAGTACAATCGTGATACTGAAAAGGGTACAGTTACTGACATTCCTTTCCAACACGTCGATGCAACCTCGATAATTGCATTATGGCGCGACACCGCAAATCAGTTACCCGCACGAAAGATTTCCTTACCCGACTACATGGTATTGGGTCACGGATTAAACTCGTGGCAGCGTGTTTCTAATCCCGTTGTTGATTTGTACACTTTCGAGTCCTCGACAATGACGGGAACTCTAAACAACGAATCGCAATGCGGTAGTACGCTTTTCTCACCAGACGATGTGAGTAAAACAACTTTTGTCTGGTGCAACGGCAAATTGATGCCTGAAAATACATACACCTTCGGTTGGAATCTGCTAACAGTGTATGGCATGGCTTTTGGAACTAAGGTTGATGTTTTAATTTTTAAGAAGGTTGCCTCTGCTGTGGGCGGTGTGTTGGCGTCTTTTGAAGCCAAACACGAAGGTGATGGACAGACTACACGTTTCTATATGTCGATAGTACCAAAATCGCATGAATGGATAATGGTTTATGTTGACGACGTATTTGTGCATCAAGCAGATTATGACTTTGAAAGTACCAGTATTCTGTTTCACATGGCTCCGAACGAAGGTGCTTTGGTGCGTATCGTTCAGATCGGCGTCTATGATGATACAAACGGTTCATCAGAAATAACGCGTACCTTCCGGCAAATCTATCCTGGCGATATGATGATTTCTCTAGCAACTTTGCCAGAGACTCCCGCACAGGTTCTATTGTTTATCGACGGTAAAGAGTATCAACAGCGCGACTATCAGATTGTCAATACGGGCATTCAACTATTAAGTCCTCCAACATTCCCCGGCGGTTTGTCGTATGTTGATCTGTTTTTAATGTTGCCAACGACACAAACAAATAATCCCTACCCAACTTCATCAGTGTCTGGTTTGGATACGGGTCCGGTGTGGATCGATCCCGCAGGTCTTGAAGGACCGCCGAATAAACTTGTTCCGGTAACAGAGTCGATTATTTCAGACGGCGCAACATCGGCCTATCGTTGCGCTCGGACACTTAATCGAGATTATGTTTTAGTTTTTGTTGACAATCAATTCGTATCTCAGAGCGACTACTCATGGTCGTCAGATCAGTACGGCGGCTTAGTCTCTTTGACAAACCCAGTTCCCGCTGGTCGTATGATTGACATAGTTGCATTTACAGAAGTAACAATTGATGAAGGTTATTCCATTAATTGTACGACATTTAATGTAATGTCTTCAACAGATACCGTCTATCAACTCTACTCGGTTTCCGATCCGGCCAACGTTATCGTTACCGTGGGCGGCTACTACCAGCATAAACGCACCTATACGATTGACACAAACAGCAGGATTTTCTTTCAGGGTGTGATGCCGAATTTGAATATTGAAATTTGGCAGTTTCAGACTACACCGCATGTGGGTTTCCGCACCACACTGCGATATGATACCTCAAGTTCCCTAACGTCAAATAGCTATCCCTTGACTAATCTGGTAGAGCGTACTGAGAATGTTTTAACGTTTGTCGGTGTACTTAAATACGACAATATACAGTATGGAATCAATGCTGCGGGTAATCGGGTTTCATTAAGTCCTAATACTGCCAATCCTGTATCGTTGGTGTCTTTCACTAGCGGTATGCCGAAGACGCGCTTGATTACACGTGATGAATACAACCAGTCAGTGGTTTCTTTCAACTATCGTAACGGCACTGTGCTATTAACACGCGAAGACGTAATGGCCGTCTTGCAACGCGAAGATATACTTTCACTCTTGACCGATTCTGAACGCGCTATTCTGGCAGGTCAGGGCGGTGGCGGTACTACAGAACCACCACATGCATTACCGGGTAACGAATTCACCACATCCAACTGGACAGTTCCAGCAGGTGTGTATCACATTCGAGCAGTTATCATGGGTGCAGGCGGTGGCGGCGGTGGTGGCGGTGCCGATGTTACCTATGCTGGGCGCGGCGGTAAACGCGGTCAAGTATTAGTTCAAGAACTTGATGTTACACCTGGACAAAATCTTGAAGTACGTTTGGGCGTCGGTGGTTCTTCCTATCTGTACACAATAGACGGAACTACTATCTACCCACAACCCGGTGACTACGGCACAAGTGATACGTCACGCGGGTATAGCGGGCGCGAGGGCGGCAATACAATTTTCCACCAATGGGTTGCACTGGGTGGTCTTGGCGGCGAGTCTGCACCGGCTTCGGCACCTACATATAGTCATGTCGACAGTGACGGTGAAGGGCAAGTTTCAATGTCTCTCGGGTCTGGTGCGTATTCTGGAGGCGGTGCAAAAGGTATTACGGGGGTAACAACCTCCGGCAATGATGTGATGATGTTCTCATTCCCAGGCAACAACGGTGCCTTCGGCTATCAAATCACTGGTTCTACCGGCGGCGGCCACAATGCAACATCTCCAGGCGCTGGAGGCGGCGGTGCTGCGGGTGATCCAATGGGTGTGGGTGCTTTCGGCGGTGCGGGTTCAAATGGTGTTGTTTATATTTCGTGGACTTAAAGGATAGAAGATGAATGCGTATATAAAAGAGGGTATTGTTGTTGGCATTTATACAACAGAACCTTATGCACCAAAAGATTGTGAAATCATTAAACTCAGCGGTCGAACAGACCTTCCTCTTTTAGGTTGGCTCTACGATAGCAAAGAGGATAAGTTTACACAACCTAAACGTGAGTTGCCTCCTGAATTAGCTATCGAAGATGCAATAGCCGCAGCATTGGATCTTATTGATATGGAAGCAGCAGTTGTCTATGCGTCTG